CAGAATCTTGCCAGTCGTGATTTCATCACGCTGGAAGAATCTGCCACAACCACACCTCAGCCGAGCCGCGCACGATGAGCCTGAGAGACCAATTTGCGGAAGACGTTTGCGCGATCCTGAACACCGATGAACTCGGTGAGCAGGCATCGTGGACGAATTCCGCAAACGTGGTCATTCCGCGCACTGTCCGACTGATTGAGCAGCCCGAACGGCAGACGATCAGGAGGGCACACATCTGGACGCCAGCCAGCACCACAGCAGTGACTGCCGGGGACACGTTCAGAGTCAAGCGTGGCAACGTCACAACAACGTGGGTGGTGATGTTCACGGACCCGGCAGAGACGGCTTTGCAGCGGTCTTATTGCCACCTGCAGTTGTCTGAGTTTGTGACGTTGAAGCAGCGACGGACAGCCACAGGGCCGGCAAAGGCCGAGCGGCAGTTTGTTGATACCGAGGTGGCACAGATCCGGGCAAAGTGGTTCCTGTCAAGTGCTGAGATATCCGCGACACAGTCCGGCAAACGTCGTGCAATGGCCGGGGAATACTACTGCATTTTGCAGAGCCTCAGAGACGTGAACGTGGCGGACACGATCACGAATGCAGATGGCGAGAACTATCGGATTGATCGGGTTGAAAACCAGTTCAATCGGGTGGATCTGCCCTATCTGATTTGCAGCCGGTGTGACACATGAGTGTGAGGATCAAAAAGGTTGACCGAAGGCCGGAGCTGATGCGGTCACTGGAGACAGCGACCGGGAAAAGTCTTGAGCGTGCGGCAAAGTTGTGCAGGTCAATTGCACAACAGATGGTGAGCCGAAAATTCACGGGGCCGAGTCGAGAGGAACGGGACCGGAAGAACGCACGAGCACGGCAGAAACGATCTGAGTTGAAGGAGAGGGCAAGGCTGAAACAGGAGGCCGCAAACGGTGGCACGGCGGAAGCGTAAGAGTGCGGTGGCGAAACTGCGAGCCAGGGCAAACAAGGCCGTGGCAAAGCGAGTCAAGGCCGCGCGAAAACGCATCCAGCGAGTCACACGAAGGACCGAAAAGTTCCTCGCCAGCAACACGCTGGCAAGGGCTGGCAAGAAAACCGCAAAGCGGGCACGCAGAGCGGCAATCAGGGCAACAAAAAGGACGGCGAAACAGACACGGCGAGCGGTCAAGCAGGCACGCAAAGCACGCAAGGCCGCAAAGCAGTTTGTGACACGGACGAAGCGGGCACTGAGGGACAGGCGACGGCAGCAGAAGAAGGCTGCGACACAGGCACGACGGGATCAGAGAGCGAGGGAACGGGAATTTAATCGGGTGACGTTGTCCGGTGATGCGGACATCTTGGGAGCGATGCTGGGAGACTTCCGCGAGGGCAGCGGGGCAAGCAAACCCGGCGAGCCTCCAAAGATGCGGACAGGCAAGGGCCGGAAGTCGATCACGGCTGAATTGCGGATGAAGGGCAAGAAGCCACAGGCGAGGACATACGTTGACAAAAAGGTGGCCGGTTACATGGCCATGTGGGAGTTCCGGCAGGACGGCAAGGCAAGGCCATTCCTGAAGCCGGCGGTCGAAAATAATTTGAACATGTTCGGGACTGAAATCGGGAACACGCTGAAGCAGCAACTGAGGCCACAGGCGGGCAAGAAAAAGGCGACGGTGAGATAATGGCAGAGACTGGCATTGATCGGGCAATCGGCGAATGGTGGGCCGCTACGGCTGCACTGTGCGACCTTGTCCCGGTTGACAGGCTGGTGGCCAGTGTCGATCAGTACGCAGAGACGCTGGACGATGACGCGGACGATGATGGGTATTTTGACGATCTGGTGGTGTTCGATGCGGTGAGTGAGCCAGCCTGGCGGACGAACAGCAGTCAAGGCTGGCGGACATCGTTGACGCTGGGCTGCATGTCGATTGATTACGACCGCAGCAAAGCCATCGCACAACAGGCCGTCACGAGTTGGCAGAATCAGGGATACACAGGCAGCGCGGTGGAGATTGCGACCGCAAAGCCGTCAGGGCAAATGACGACAACACAGGACGACGCAACAGGCGTCTGGACGACGGCGGTTCAGTTCGATCTGATGCACGTGGGAGTGTGAGCATATGGCAGACGTTTCAGTAACAGCGGCAAGCGTGGTGAAGACCGCCACCAGCCTGATTGGATACGGCACCGCCGGCGGGACTGTGACAGCCGGCCAGCCGGTCTATGCAGACACAACGGCATCGAACAAACTCAAGCCGTGTGATGCGGATGTCCTGGCATCGTCCAAGGCCATTGGGATTGCATTACACGGGGCGAGCGACGGTCAGCCGTTGCAATACTGCTATGGCGGAAACCTGACATTCAATTCGGCGTTCACGGTCGGCCAGGTCTACGTCTGCAGCGTGAACGCCGGAGGAATTGCACCTTATGCCGATCTGGCCACAGGCGACTTCGTGACGATCTTGGGCGTGGCCACAACCGCCACGAATTTGAAAATTGGTATTCTCTATTCAGCAACCGCAAAACCGTAATAAGGAGCGCATACAATGGCAGCAGGAACACCATTTACCGGCAAGTCTATGACATTCAAAACCGGCGGAACTCCGACCGAGGTTGACCACACAGGCAAGTGGGAATTGACGATCGGCGGCGCGTCTGCAAAGTACGCCACGAACAGCACAGGCGGTTGGCGCAAAACCACGGTTGGCGTGGGTGAGTGGTCCGGCACTGTTACCGTCATGCTGCACGCTGGCGGGGCGCAGCCACTGGCACGCGGAGACGAAGTGGCGGCACAGTTCCACGCAGACTCAGACGACTACATCAGCGGCACCATCGTCATTACTGAGGTGGGGCCGATCACGTTTGACGCTGACAGCGGAGACCCGGTGGCGATTGATTACGCATTTGACGGGCAGGGTGCGCCGTCGAAGTCAGGCACAGCGTTTGATATTATTGCATGACCTTTTGAGGAGTAGAAACCGTGGCGGACGGGTTGTTTAATCTTTGCGGTGGACGCACCGCAACACTGACCAAAGACGGCAAGACGTATCAGATGCAAATCTTTCCGCTGGCGGAGTACGCGCGGAAAGAGGAAGCCATGTTGATGCGAATGGGCAATCCTTACGCGGGGATTGAGTCGATCGCAGATCCTGCAGTGCGACAGCAGGCACTGAAGATTGCAGCCGACACAATTGCACGTCCGTTGATTGCCACCATGCAGGATGAAGAGCGGTTTGACCGATCATTCCGTGGGCTGGCGTGGAACGTTTGGCGGGCATTGTCGGCGCATCATCCGCAGGAGTTCCCGCCGACATTGCCTGCAGACAAGGGCATCCAGTTGGGCTGCAATTTCATCGCATGGTTCAACGATATTCAGGCGATAATTGAGGCGATGCACAAAGTGCACGAACAGGACATCTTGGGAAACTCCGAAGCCACGGGACCGGCGACGGCGTGACAATGCCGTCACGTCGTACGGTACCGTGGGCGGCAATCTTTCGGGGGCTGTCTGAGAAGTACGGATGGACGGCTGAGCAAATCAGCCGGTTGACCATGTATCAGGCGTTAGTGTATTCCGGGTGCTGGTGCCCTGAAGACATCTGGCAGAAACAGGACGCAAAATAATGGCTGTGACAGTCCAAGAAGCACAGGTCATTTTTTCTGCCGACGGTATGCAGAAAGTGCAGTCCGCAGCCGGGCAGGCAGCCAAGGCGATGACCGGGCTGACAACGCAGACCAGCCGCGCAGGGTCTGCACTGAAAAGCCTGACCAGTTTGGGAGGGCCACTGGGGCAGTTGTTTGCGGCGGCGGGGATTGCCAAGGGCGCAACGTCGATGATGACGCTGGCAGCCGGAGCTGAGCAGACCGCGATGGAATTTGAAGTCCTGACGGGTTCCGCTGGAAACGCGCAGGCCATGCTCCAGCAGTTGCGTGACATCGACATGAAAACGGTGTTCGGCACGCAGGATCTGGCGAAGTCTGCCAGCATGATGATGCGGATGGGCATGTCATCGGATCAGGTGGTGCCTATCATGGGCATGATGACCGAGGTGGCCGGCAGCAGCACGGAAAAGCTGCAGGATCTGGCCTATGCGATGTCGCAAGTGCAGATGGCGGGGCGGCTGACAGGGCAGGAAAATTTGCAGTTGATCAACGCCGGTTTCAGTCCGCTGGCCGTCATTGCAGAACAGACGGGCCGCAGTATGTCCGACCTGAAAAAAGACATGGAAAACGGTGCGATATCTGCGGACATGGTGAAGCAGGCACTCAGCGACCTGACAACCGGAAGCGGACGGCTGGCTGGATTTCAGGACAAAGTGGCGCAATCGACAGCGGGCATGTTCGCGAAGGCGCAGACGAATCTGGAATTGCTGGCAATTGAAATCGGCGGAAAAGTCCTGCCCTACGCGAATCAGTTTTTGCAGTGGTCAATCAGCGCGATGCAGAGCATGGACGGACTGGGCGGGACATTCGGCACAATGCTGTCCGCAACAGGCGAGTGGTTCACGAGCACGTCAGACTATTTTGCCGATATCGGGGTTGTGGTTGGGTCTTTGGTGGCCGACATGGGCAACCTGTGGGCGGGGCTGTTCGAGGATATCCCGAATTACGCGAAGGCGGCACTCGATTGGATCAGCACGAACACGATGACAGCCATGAGCAACATTGCCACGGGTGCGTCAAACATGTGGGCGAGAATGCAGGCCGGCAGCCAGCAACTCGGGGAGCAAATTGCGTTTGCCCTGGGGCTGTCTGATGAAGTCCTGACGATACCGGAACCGACGTTGCAGGCCATGCAGGAGTTCACAGGGTTCAAGCCGCCTGAGACTTCAGCAGCAACCACGAGCGTGATGGAAAACATTGACGCACAACTGGCAGCAGCGAGGGCTGAGCGCGAAGCAGCACGGAACGCGCCAAAACCCGCCGGAGAAGGCGGAGGATTTGCGCCGGTGGAGTTTGGGGGCGGTGCACTGGGAACACCCGCAGCAGCGCAGGCGGCAGCACAGGCAGCGGCACAGCAGGTGCAACGCGGCGGAGCCTTGCAGATGTTCCAGCGGCTGCAGGATCAGTTAGCACCAAAGAAACAAGAAGAACTCAGCAAGCAGCAGGTGGAGCTGGCGAAACAGTCGCTGGAAGTTCAACGGGCAATTTCCGCAGGAATCACGGGGCTGCCACTGGTTCCAGTTTTGGGATAAGAGAACATGCCATACCCGACATTCACAGAGCACGAAGACAGCCCGCAGGAATCTGGCAGCAGATCTGGGGAGCTGTCATTTACCCGCATTTTTCTGACGGCATGGGATGACCGATGGGCGTTCATTGCCGAGCATTTCAAGAGCGGGCCGTTTGGGCTGCCGGCATCTTATTCGTCTTACTGGCCGGGGGTGTTGGCAGATCGGTTCACAATTGACAAATTGACACCGAAGCCGATTCAGGCAACGATTGACGACCCGAACACGCAGCAACTCAGTCACGATACGCAGGCGAAAATCACCATCACGTATGCACCACTGCAGAGCGACCAGCAACAACAGCAAGACCCGAACGACCCGACGCCATTGCCTGCCGGCACATGGTGCACCTATACGCAGCAGAGCAACATCGAGTTTCGGACGGTGCCGGGGCGAAGCTGCAAGTGGGAGTCTGACAGCAAAGCCCTGCCTGCAGATGTCACGGCAATGATTCCGGAGCCGGTGAGCACGCATGAGGTGACATGGCATCAGGTGCAAGTGGTCCCTTGGGTGACGCTGGAAAACATGAAAGGCTGTGTCAACGAAACGGCGTTCAGACTGCCGGGCAGCCCGCAAACATTCCTGCCGGAAACGTTGCTGTTTGAGGGCCTGAGCGACGAAGTGACACTGAGCACAGATGCACAATGGAGCACGCGAAAACTGGTCCTGAGATTTGCGGCAAAGGCACAGAAGGGATTTGCGAACAGTGCCAGGGGCGCAAACTCAGCAGCCGGCAGCACGGTCTACGGCTGGAATCACCAATGGCGGGATGATACGGCAGACTATGACCGTGTATTGTCGGCGGATTCCTCGGACACGATGTTTGCCAAGTTCGATTTCAACACGTTGTGGACGGCGCAATCATGACGCAAGGCGATAAGCATCCCGAGAAGTTTGCCAAAGGGCAGCGGCTGACGGCTGCGGGCCTAAATGAGTTGACGATTGCCATTGAATCCGTAATGGCGCGGATGATGGGGCAGCAGGTCGGTCAACCGATGGACATTAGCGGAAAGCTGGACGGCGATTTGGCACCAGCGAGCGACTTCGGGACCGCTCCAGCAACTGCAACGATGAGCGTTTGGGACAAGGACACGAACGGCAACATGGTGGACACGGGACGGAATGAAACCGTGGTCAATCGTTTTCTTCGGATCAGCCTTCCCGCAACGACGATTGTGCAAGCCCGGTGGCTGAATGGCGAATGGCGAGTATACGCAGCAGACTGCGCGTGAGGTGTTCCGATGCTGTTGGGCCGATGCTGCAGATGCAAGACCGTCGAGCCGGTCACGATCAAAGGACTGACCGCCAGCACTGGCGTGACGGAATGGGAGTACGGGCCGGGAGCATTGTGGGCGCAGCATTACGGGGCCGACAGAATCAGCGGGGTTGTGAACGAATACACGTCAATGAACAAATACATTGGCGTGGCCGGAATGGGTTATTTTGGCACGGCGAACGCACCGCAACGGCATCCGACAACGGGAGCGGCTACGGCGAACGCAGCGCAGTGTCTGAAGCTGGTAAAGCTGGACAGCACGGACGGATCTGAAGTTGAATCGGCGACGATGCAGGGCGTTTTTGTTGCGCCGATCATTCAACAGAATCAGTTGGGTGGATTTGCGTTTTTGAACCTGACCCGCATGACAATGCCAGTTGGGTTGTCTGGCGGCGACTATCTCATGCCGCATTCCGTTGACCCTGCCATTGAATGGGTTGACTACACGACGAACACGGCGAACAAAGAATACATTCTCCACAGGCACACGCTGCAGGGCGGGAATGTCGAGATAAGAACAAAGACATCTGCGGAGATTATTACGCTGCCGTATAACGCAACGGCAGGCGTAGTGAAAACGCTGTTTGAGGCAACGGCAGATTGCACAGCGGCGACGGTGACAGGTGGGCCTTGGCCGGATGCGGCAATCAATGTTGACGTGACGTGGTCACAGTCCACAGGCGACATCGACGGGGCAAGGTTCAGCACGACCTATTCCGCCGGCGGTTCAGGTTCCTGTACCTTCCAGTGGAACGCCGGAACGTCAACGTGGGTGCTCGTGTCGGACACCTGCAATCCGGGGCCGGCGGAAGAACCGTTGACCTCGGGAACCTATGACGGTGAATTGCGGGCCGGCACCTGCCCTGTATCGTTTCCGCCACCACCGACTGGAACACGGGACACCCGAGCAGCGGCGGTGAGTTGGAGCACGTCCACGGGGGCAATCACCAGCCACGTTGGGCGGATCTTCGGACTGGGAGCAACTGGTACAGCGGCAACGAAACTGATGACCGAAACGGCGGGCACGGTGCCGACCGTGTCAACGCTGAGCACATCGGACATTGAACCGGATCTGTACGCAGGGGCGAGCAACAGCGTGCTGGTGTTTGGGTTTCAGGGCACGAATGGAAGGACGGTCGAGGGCTGGACGGTTGGCAGCCCGTGGTCACGGATCTGGCGGCGGTATGTCAATGCTGATATCTGGGCAGGCCGATGGGCATGGGCTGCAGGATTGGCGCAGGCCGGAAAGGTGGCTGTGTGTGTCAGGCGCAGGCAGTATAACGGCAGCGAGAAAGCCGGGGCGATTGTGGACATTGCAGCAGGCACGTTCACGGAGTTCGACGAATCAGAAGTCAGCACAACGGCAACGCTGGACAATAACGCGGCATTCAGCCGATTGCTGGACGGCAGCGCAACAGACCGTCTGGCGTATTACTATGAAAGGCGGTTTGTCCCGACAACGTCACCGACAGCAACGAAGGAATACAACCTTGGCGGAAGTGAATACAAGACGCCAACAAAAAAGCTGCTGATCGGAGTCTACGGGTGGAAGTTGCTGGGAGTTGATGCCGATCGAATCTATGGTCCGCTCATTACGTTCAGTCAAGACACAACACCAATCCTGTGGAGCAACAGCAACAACACACAGGGGCCGACGGCTGGCGGCGTGGCGTTTGCCGGCAGTATTTCCCGCACCTATCGCTGGCGGTGGTACACAGGGCCGTCAGAGCGATACAACGCCGGAGAATTCCGCATCCTGTTTAAGCCACAGGCAGGCACGGGGCTGGCGAACAAAACAACGGCGTGGCTGGATTGGCAGTGCAGCGGAACGGACATCGTCAACGCGGTGCTGGCACTGTTTCCGGAGAACACGGAAGGCGTTGTTTCGAATGTCCGCGTGAATCCGCTGGGGGCCACAAACGTGACTGACAACAGCCCGGCGATCAGCCTGTTTGAGGCGAATATCGACATCCATTTTCAGGCAGCCGGTAGCCTCGGGTTTATCGACTCGCGATATGTCAGCCCCGGCAGAGTGTTAATCGAGGTCCGCAGCCGCAGCACGTTCCCCAGCACGGGCGGACTGGTGGCATATTCTGCGACCGATGCAAGCGTGGTGTGGTCCCGGAATTACGGCAGCACTGCCAGCCCGGCGAAGACGTATCCATCGCCACAGGGCGGATGGTTGCGAGGTTCACGGCTGTACGTTTACGGAAACGTGGTTGACAACGAACTGCCCTGACAGCCGCAGTCAATTCAGTGACATTCCGAAAATCTTTCGAGATTGTCCGAAAGAGTGTTGACATGTTGCGCCGATAGTGTATTCTGTGGGTGTCGCGGTGAGGGCCGCGAAACGAAACACTAACCGGGAGCAAAACAATGCAGTACATCATCAACACTGGCAAGTTCAGCCGAGTAACCTTCGAAATTCTGGAAACGTCGGCAGTTGTGCGAACAACACCGGAGTCAGGCGAAACCAGCACGGTAACGATGACTGTGGAAGCTGCCCGCAATCTGTACCGGGCAACACTGGCAGCAGCCCCCGCAGAACTGCAGGACTACGCCACAGCGTTTGCAGTCGGCGACAGAGTGAAGGTGCAGACGATGAAGGGTGTGCAGTTTGCGGTTGTGACACACGCAGACCGGGCAGCAAACAGCCGGGGCTACACTCTGCGGTTCATCTGCGGTTCATCGGTTGGATCTTGCGGCGACGGCTGGCACGACCGGCAACTGAAGCGGCTGACGGCAGCAGATCAGCAATATGTGCGACGGCAGAACAGACTGGAATATGCGTGAGACAACAAACACAGCCCCCGGAAACGGGGGCATTCTTTGGGAGGGGGTTGACTGTCCCGAGAATGCGGGTATCATTGTGGAGCCGTCAGCGTGGAAAACTGACAGCACGCTGCAGCACATTGAGTTCATTCGGAGGCACCGCGTTGCAGCGTGCACTATCCACGGAAACGGCATCGGTTAACCCCGGTGCCGTTTTTGTTTGGCCGGTGCAAAAGGTCGATTCTGTCGGTGACTGGAGCCGCTCGCCACGGCAATTCGCTACACACTGCTGACCCAAAATTCCGGGCAATGTCACACCCGACAACCCGGCCAGTCCAGAGGGTCCGGTCACTGGAACGCGAGCCGACAGCACAGGCTGATTCCGAGAGTCCCTACCGGGGGTTAGGGACTGGATAATGGTGGCGGTATGGTCTCACACTTTGGAGGAGTGCGCGATGAAGTTTTTATTGGACACGCGGGCGGATGAAATTACTCGCAAATGGCACCCGGAATTCGTGTCCGGGCAACTGCTGACACCACTGACCAGATACGCAGACTGGGGCGGATTCTACGCGATTGACAACGGGGCGTTTTCCGGGTTTCCCGAGAAGGCGTTTCGGTCCTTGCTGGAGCGTCAGAGGCACGCCAGAGACCGTTGCAAATTCGTCACATGCCCGGACATTGTCGGCAATGGCAGGCGGACGCTGGAGCTGTGGCAGTATCGGCACAGGTGGCTGAGTGGCTGGCCTGCTGCATTGGTGCTGCAGAACGGCATAGAGGATATGGAAATCCCGTGGCGGGATTGTGCTGCCGTCTTCGTTGGGGGTGTCGATCCGTGGAAGGAATCGCAGGCATGCGCGGATCTGGTCCGCACTGCGAAGACGCTGGGAATTTGGGTGCACGTTGGAAGGGTGAACACTTATGGACGATGGAAACGTTTTGCCGATCTTGGTGCAGACTCATGCGACGGAAGCGGTGTCGCGCGGTATGACCACATGCTCGCTGCAATCATTCGGGCTGAGACAGAACCCGAGCGCACTCTGTTTGACGGACAGGGTACTGATGCAGAGCCTGCGGTGTGTGGTGCTGGGGACTGAGTCAGAGGCGGAAGTGTGGTGCGAGTCTGCAGATGATTCGCAGCTGCTGGTCAGTTTCCACGGCGACAGGCTGACGACGTGGGCGGCGGCGGTCGAGTGGAGCGGACGTTTCTGCAATCGCCTGCAGTTTTTGCCCTGCGGACAGAATTCTGAAAAATCTTTGTGATCAGTGTTGACGTGGTGTGCCGATAGTGTAAACTGACACCACACGACTGCTGAGGGGCAGTCGGAAACAAACTCAAACCGGGAGAATGACGATGAGCCAGGCAACAACGATCGAAACAAAGGCAGCACAGGCCGAAGTGGAAGGCTATCTGGTCCGACGTCGAGACAGCAGCTACCCGATGGGTCCGATTAACAGCTACGTGCAGGGGCTGCGGGGCGCGGCGTCAATCATGAATGGTATGCCGCTGGATCGTCAGGGCCTGAGCGAGGTGAACGAACGACGGGCGGCAATGGGCCTGCCAATCATCAAGATCCGGAACCCAGAACAGTTCATGCCGTTCACCCCGTGCGGTTGACAACCACCCCAAACACCCGGCAGGCCGTCTGCCGGGTTTCCAATCGGTTTTTTGAGGGATCAAAGAAGATGGAACGTTACGCAGTTTTGAATGTCGGCAGTGGCGAGATTCTCAGCCCGTGGTACACCACAGAGGCACGAGCACACGAAGTTGCAGCAGAGTGCGAGTCACACGAGACACAGCCTGAATGCAAGGTGGTCCGGTTCTCGGATTGGGCACCGGGGCGGCGAGTGGCTGCGCTGCGTAATGAGCGATGGGAGGGGGCCTACCCGCTGGTGACTTTCGGGCCGGACTGGTCTCTGGTGTTCACGGGCGAAATTGTGCCAGCCGGTGAAGCTGGATGCACGGTGACGGAGTGTGGCAGGGCAGCATACAGGCGAGGGGGCTGAGCAATGCAGTGGGCATGGGCAGTCTGGATCAATCTGAGCAACGGCACCCGGTCGCGTTACGGTGTGTACGAGTCCCGCGAAGAGGCACACAGGATTGCTGGCTTGGTGGGCGGAGTGGTGGAGCTGGTGTGACATCAGCCCGCCAACCGGCGGGCGTTTTTTCGGAGGGTTGAGAAATGGGAAGGCGGGTAATTATTGACGGTGTGGAGTATGTGCCAGTGACACAGGGCGCGCCACACGCAGAGCAGATAGCACGAGCGTTGATGGAGCAGTTTTGGGGCCAGTTGTCGCAGGATCAAGACTGGCAAAAAGAGGCCGCAGAACTGTGGGTGCATGTTGATGAGTGCAGTCACCACGGCGTGTCTGTAATGGATGTTGCTGCGCGTATAATGTCACGTAGTGGGAGCAAATAACCAATGACACTGATAACAACAGCCGAGGAACTGGCGGATGCAATCGTCAGCGACCCCGAGCGGGTGGCGGCTTGCCTCGGAAGGATCAACCGATTCGGCGGACAGGTGCCACACTGCACTGTGCTGCGGCATTCGTTGCACGTCTTCGAGCGGATTGACTCGGACCCGGATTCCTCGGACGCGGCACGGTTGTGGGCACTGCTGCACGACTGCCACGAGGTGCTGACGGGCGACGTGGTGAGGCCATTCGTCAATGCACGGCTGCGGATGGATCAGGAGTACATTGACGCGGTGATTGTGCGGCGGTTGTCGTTGCTGGTCCCGCAGCCTGAGAGCATGAGTTGGGAATCCGTGGTGGCAGCTGATCGGGCGGTAGGGGAATGGGAGATTCAGCAGATTCAGCAGGGGCGGGCACCCTATGCCCTGTACGAGTTTGCGGAGGAGGCGTGGGCGGATTTGGTCTGTAAATTGATCGGGGGTGCGGCGTGATCCCATTGGCAATCCGACGCCACAGCCTGCAGGATTTGACGTTGGGGCAATCCGTTGTCCTGACTGTCCCATCCTGCGAGGAACGCCAGATACGCAGGGGCGTAGGCACCCTGAACGCAGCACGCAGCGATGGGTTGCGGCTGAAGACGTTGCGAACGCCGGACGGGCTGCGGGTCTGGCTGGTGGAATCCGTGGACATCGCCGACTGCCCTGAGTGGCAGACAGGCAAGTCCCGGCGGTTTCCGGGGCGCGATCCGGTAGCGGTCGGCAAAGCCGTGGTCAAGCTCAACGAATGGGCAAGGGTCATGCGGAGGCCGTATCGGTTCCGGGTGGTGGTTCGGGATTTGGTCCCGATCGTGCTGAAGTTGCCCAAAAACAAAACCATCAGGATCAAGCGTGAGGCCGAACTGTTGCGGATTGTGAAGGCGGTGGAACGCCTCAGAGCGGGTCAGGGTACAGTCGTGCGAGGTGTGGAGAGGCGTGATATCGTCAGGGCGAAATGGCGGCTGAAAAAACGCTGCATCCGGTTTGTTGTGCGGTGTATCGGTGAGTCGGTTTGGAATGTTGAAAGGGTATCAGAATGACTGACACCTTCCACGAGCAATCAATCAAATCCTCACGCAAGGTCCGTCGGTGCGATTGGTGCGGGGAGCTGATCGAGATCGGACAGCCTTACGAATTGTACAGATGGCGTGATGGCAGCGACGGCGGCACGGTGGTAATGCACCCCGAGTGCCTGCAGGCAATGCAGCGGACATCAGACGAAGAAGGCGGCTGGATTGACTGGGATCGGGGGGAGAATGTGCGTGGCAAATCGTGGGGCGAAACGGGGCAAACATGAGTAACGAATTGACAAAAACGATTGAGCGTCTGGA